CGCGAGTCCACGTACTCTCCAGGCCCCCAAGCTAGTTAGCTAGGGTCACGGAGCGGGTAACCTGATGCCTGCTCTCTTCCTGGTTCGTGCCTGCCATGGGTTGGTAGGTAGTGAACCTGTGGTCGAGAGGTCGAGCAGTGGCTACTCGGCTCGCTCCGTGAACCTAGTTAGCTAGCTTGTTTCCTGGAGGGAATCTCGGTTTGGCATTCCGAAATTCTAATTTTGGGATGTCTCACCAAGAACCCATAGCGCACCGGGCCGGGGAATCGCCTTTCTCCTTAAAAGGGGAAGGGCGCCCTCGGCTACGGGCGTGGGCGGCTACGTAAGTTGCCGTAGCAAGTGACGGTACTCAGAGATGTAATGAGTAACCAATCGCTCGAGCAAACCAGTAAACTCTTCTCTGTCAAGAATGGTCCCGTTTCCAAGCGGGATCGGACTCGCCGGGGGAAACCCCGGAAGTCTGACCCACTCAAAAGGTGGGCCCTTCTCAAACAGATTTGAGACTGGGCTCGGCGGGAATATTTTCCCGCTGCCGGGTCCCAGAACGCCTGTATGACGCTGTTTAGGCTCCTGGAGCACCACCTCAAGTTCGGGGGGGTGAAAGCAGCTCTGACCTTCATTAAGAAGGCACGAGTTGAGTTCCTCCTCCTACTTGCGGCGTCTCCAGGTACACCTCAACGGCGACTGCAGACACTTCGCGTCCGTAACTTCCTTGGCGAGTCCGTAGCTCGTGTGGCGCTGAAAGCGACGCACGCCAAACCTGAGTCTCTTGACTCAGTTAGGGTTGTGCTCACAGCTCTGACACTTCTACGGAGTTTCCATCTACCTGTGAAGGTAGACCTTTCTACGATCACTGCCGACTCCCAAAGGGTCGACACTGGTTCGTGGAAAGATAGTCTCTCTCCTTTTTGGAAAGAGATGAAGGAACGCTTTAGGATGCCAGGACGACGAAGCTCCTACTGAACGGAAACTCACTTCTCCACCAAGGCAGGTCCCACGGGGGGACCTGCTATTTTCACGGCCCTCCATGACCTCGGACACCTGTCCGAGGGCCAGAAGAAGGCAATGAAGGTACTTGGTGGCCGGGACCTAGCTGAAAGGCTAGATCTCCTGGAGAAGGATCTGGAACCACTTACCCGTCATCTTGAACCCCTGGCCCCCGGTGTTAAACCGGATGGTGCAAAGGCCCAAGTTACAAGGCGAGTGGTGGGGATTCCGGATAAGGAAGGTAAGACCCGGGTCATTGCAATTCTGGACTTTTGGTCTCAGAGTTGCCTTAAGCCGGTTCATGACTTCCTTTTCCAGATTCTCCGTCAGATCCCTCAAGATGTGACGTTCAACCAGGGTTCTTTCAAGGACATGGTCACTAAGTGGGAGGCTCCTTGCCTCTACTCAGTTGACCTTACAGCAGCCACCGACAGGTTTCCCCTTGAGGTGATTACTGATGTCCTTGAGGGATGTCTTTCCAAGAATAGGGTCCAGGCTTGGAAGGACCTCATGATTGGTACTCCCTTCTATGTGTCTCCTACTGAGAGTGTCAACTACTCAGTCGGAAACCCAATGGGGGCTTACTCTTCATGGGGCTCTTTCGCACTGGCGCACCACTTTGTGATGTACCATTGCTGCCGGCTATCCGGTATCGCTTGGAAGGACGCTAAGTACGTCATCCTTGGGGATGACGTGCTTATCGGCGACTCACGTCTTGGTGAGACGTACCGGTCTTATGTCCAAGGTCTTGGTGTAGAGGTATCTCCTTCGAAAACCCTTATTTCTTCGGAACTAGGGGAATTCGCTAAGAGGTACATCTACCAGGGAGTGGAGATTTCTCCTTTCCCTGCTGCTGCCGTGGTAGACGGACTATCAGACGTTAGTCTGATTACTTCCGCTCTCCTCGGTGAGCTAGCCAAAGGCCTTGTTCCTAAGTCCGGTATCCCAGGTTCGGTCTCCAACCTGTTCCGCACCATGCATCGTAGGTCCAAGGCCTGTAAAAAGGCCGAAGACCACGCGCGTGGTGTTGAGCTAGTCACACATTACCTACAGGGCACGGTGGACTCCAAGGACCTAGTCCGTGGAGTGTTCCACTCCCTGCCGGTAACCGATCAGGAATCTCTTGCTGATTGCAGCGAGGCGATTCTTGTGATGGGTGTGGTACTAGCCCTGGAGCAGGGTTTCTCCCAGCGAGGTAACTCCCTTCCCCTTCTTGTTCATAAGAGGGGTCGTGAGTACCTCAGGGAGAATTGGGG